TTTGAATACTTTGTTGTATTTGTCGGAATAGTTTTCGGGATACATATTTCTTGTCTCCTGTGTAATGCCAGTTTCGGGATAGGACTCTTCGGTCACTTCGGAAGGTTCCAAGGTGACCAGTTAGAATTATGCCACACTGCGAGAGCTGCGATGAGGTTTATTCGTGGATCAAATAGTTCGTCGCACACTTTTAGGATCCCTTTCGCTTGAAGCCAGCCTTGAGGCCAGTATGCCGAAGGGGTGCACCAGAATCCGTTGATCTGCATGAGACCGTAGGATCCGCCCGAGGTGTCTCGAGGATTGAATGCGCTAGGCGTGCAATTTGACTCACGCTTTAGGACGCGCATCAAAGTCGGTGTCTCAATCGCAGGCCATCCCACACTCAAAGCAAGATCGAGAGCTTGTGCGCATGCCGTAGCCGGCGTAGTGACGGGGGGTGTGACTACGACTGGCAGGGGTGCTAGTGGGATCGTGGCATAGGCGGTTTCGGCACTGACCCTAGACATGCCTTCAGGCGCTTTAGAAGCGTCCCAGAGAAGCACAAAAGGGCAAAGGCCTAAAGTTACCCATGCAAAGATTTTTATTGTTAGATAGCTCATTTTTCAAAGTCCAATTCTGTAGGGACGCCCCAACTATCGCCTGCCAAAGTGCGAAAGGCGATCTGTGCGCGGATGATTTTGTGTGTGTCTTCGTGGCGAAAGATCTGGACAAGGATCTCTTGTCCGTTGTCTAAATTGCACCGACCTATCTCATAGATGAAGACTTTTGGTTCGGTCATAATTTCACTCCTATCGTCGGTACTTCGACCATAGAGGATCTGCGTGCGCTATTGGGGGATTTCGGCGAACACTCTCTGAAAGGCTTGTTTAACAAGGGTTGGAGAGTCTGCCATAGCAGGCGTGATCTCATAATGGAGCCAGTCGCCCGGTACTCCGTGAATAGTTTCCTTAGTGTATTTCTGCCATTTCTGTCGGTCGCATCTCCAGCCTCTTCCGAACGGGGCGATGTAATCAAGTACGCATTCAAGTCCGAGCGCGTTCGCGTTAGCGGTCACAATGTCTAGGAAGGCAACTGATCCTTTGCGACTGGCGTTCGGATGTTGCTCTGACTTGCGATATGAAAGATCTACTGCGCGCCCTGTGGCGTGCACACTTAGCGATTCGGAGCCCCTCATATTTCTTAGGCCGTAGCTCCCGTTATTCCAGAAGGCTCCGTCGCCGTATTTGATCGCTTGTCGAATCCATTCGTCCATGCCTTGCCGAGGGCCAGCTGCGGCTCCGTCGGAGTTCCCTGTGTACGGTCTTGAGTTAGGAATGTTAGGGAGTGCTGGAACCACTGGCATCAGCAGGCTTTCTTTTCAATCCGTTAGCGGCGACAAGTCCAGAAAGTGTGCCAGTCATAAACACTGTCAGCGTTGAAAGTAGATCGATGAATTGGGCGTCATTAGGTGATTGCTCGAGCGGCTGGGTGACAAAAAGTAGACCGTAAACAAAGCCGATGACGGTAAGTGCGAAGGTGACTGCGATGGTGCAACCTACAAAGACGATCATGCGTGCATGCAAGATTTCTATTTCTGCTTTTTCCCTAGCCATTAGAGACCCTTTCACATTGTTGAATAGTTGAGCAGCGTGTGAGCGCGGTGTTGCGTACTTTTAGTGGTGCGTTGGTTCGTGTTGTTTCGCAAGCGGTCAGGGCGAGTGCAAGCATGACACTAGCCAAGTAATAGCGCGGCTTCATCGGCTGTTATTCCCAGCCTGTCAAGTACGGCCTGTTTCGCTTTGGCTTTGTCGGCTGTCGCTTTTGCGCGTTCTTTAATTTTGTTTTCATTTTCTTTTATTTGTTCAGGGTCAATAGGTTCTAAAAAAATTGGGCAAGCGCTATTTTCTGGAGTAATGTCAGATTTCATTGGTTGTACCCATAAACGGTAATTGTTCCTGTCATGTTTCCTGAAGTGCCATAAATCGTTACGCCGTCATATGCCACCGTTTGATTATGTGTAAATCCACCTGGCGTATAATAACCAGTTGCGTTTGTTGTTAATGCTTCGGCAAGTCCAGCGGTGGCTGTTGCTAATTGCGGTTGGAATAAACGCATTGAATAAGCGTTTAATAAAGTAGTTTCTGCGTTTGGTGCAATAGTCCAACTTGAGTCCGTTATGCGTTGCGTGCTAAGAGTTGCGCCTCTTGCGTTAATAATTTGCGACACATAACTACTAGCCGTTGAATTATCTGTTCCGCCAACTCTTAAACGCATAAATAAATCGTGGTTTACAGACGGAACATTAGTTACTAACAAATTGTAATTTCTGTAAGAAGAAGTAAAAACGCCATTTAACGACACGGTAGAACAACCAGTAAAAGTAACTTGACCGAGAGTTGAAGTGGTTGCACTACCTGACCCAACCGCTACAGATGTTGGCAACATTGTTACTAAGCCGCCAGCCGTTGCTGTTACCGCGTCAGGGAACCAAACTGCCGCCGACGCAGAAGTGAAAAATAACTGTCCGCCAGCCCACTGAACCAACGCCAACGGGCCTGCACTAGTCACCGTTGCCGTACCAGCCGTGATCGTGCAAGCGCCCGCGCCAATGTTCTGAATCCGCAAACTGTCGCCAGCTGCGAAGAGCGAAGTATTGACCGTGATCGTCGTTGCGGATGCGTTTGACATTGTGATTCGAGTGCCTTTATCGGCTGCTACGAGCGTGTACGAAGCGACTTTTGCGGAGACGGTTTGGTTGTAATCGTTCGCCTGCAAAGCGTTCATCTGTGCAGCAGTAAGGACTTGTGCGGCGGTAAAGGTCTGAATTGCCATGTGGCTATCCTAAGACATTTTCTTCGTCAAGTGTGCCATACACAATATCATCCAAGATGAGCTCATAAACGATCGTTGTCGGCGCTGTGAAGTAGGTGACTGCGTGCCCAGCCGACAAGGTAAGTCGGTGCTCAAGTCCTTCAATGGTGAGATCTTGGGCGAATTGTGTTGGGCCTGCCGAAGTGGTAATTGATTTTTGGACATTGATGAGGTCGCCTACATCCAGTAGGGCAAGTGTTTCTTGATCGGCTGTGGATAGTCCGGGGAACTCTGTGCCTAGGAAGTTGAAGCGTGCTTCGGGATCTGGACTGATTAGGTATTCGGCAAGTGTGAGAGCTGCGGCGTCATTGTGCAGAAGTGAGTCGGTGATTGACTGGGTCTGCACAAGATAGGCGGCTTGGCTGACTAGGTCTTCGGCGACTTGTGGCGATGATGCTCCAGCGTGCTGAATGGATGCGCGATTGACCACTGTGTCCGCTTGGAATGAGATGTCAATAGCGGAGTAGCCGATGTTCGTGTTGTCATCATGGAACTCTGCAATAGGCACTCCAAGCGTCGTTCCTAGACGCTTCTGGAAGGTAATTGTGCCTTCTCGATCCACAAAGATTCTGCCCTGCTCCGCCTCATTGATTTTGTTGGCGTACCCTGCGACCGATGTACCGTTTGCGACTGTGTAGGCAGCTGCTCCGCCAAGGGTCGCCACGCCTGTCTCAATGCTCCGTGTGCCTGTGTAAGCGACTTCTGGTAGGTCTAGCATGTCATCAAAACGCTCGCTGGAGAGCTGCTCTGTGACATTCCATTCGGCAAGAAAGGTCTGTCCGAGCTGATAAGAAAAGTCCGCGCAATTCACGGTGACGGTGTCAAGTCCGCCAAGCGTAAAGGTGTAGTCATAGTTCACGATGTAGCCCACCCACAAATACTTCTTTACATTGAGCGAGTCATAGCGGGAGAAGCGGACTTGTCGAAGTGGTGCTAGTCCGGGCTGATCGTTCGCTGGATCGTAATATGGCGAAGTCGTGTCGAATGGGTTGAAGACGCCGTCCGCGTAAGTGTCGTTTAGCGTGAAGCTCATTGTCCCATAAGCGAATTGGTCGCCTGTGTTTTGTCGTCCGCGCTTCGCTGTGAGTCCTATCGTGCCATCCATAACGGTCGCATATTGTGAGACACCATTAAGGACATATTCAGTATTATTAAGTTCGCCTTTGAGTGTGTCGTCAAGTGTGAAAGCGTCCCACAAGTACCCAGTGTCAATCTCTAGGTCGTAGTTACCTGACCCAATTACCGCTACGCCAGCCATTAGGCGACCGCTATGTTCGCTGGGCCGTTCTGCCTATTGAACGCTCTGATCGCGTTCACGACAGCTGTACCGATCTCCGCGCTTGAGCCAAGACCGCCTGTGATGTTGATCGTGTAGTTGCCCATTCCACCGCCGCGTCCAGATAGTGGGATGACCGCTTCAGGGCCACGCTCACCGATCATTGCAAGAGTGGGCCCTGTCACGATTCCACCGTCCGCGAGCATAGGGATATTCGGGACAGAGAAGCCAAAGCCACCAAGACCGGGAACCCACGACGGAATCTTGAAAGACAATTTGCCGACTGTGTTGTTCCATAGTGTCGCGATGCCGTTAAAGAGTGTCTTGAAAATATTGTAGACGCCTGTGAAGTAAGTGACCAGTCCGTCAAAGACTGCTTTACCGCCTGCAAGCATGCCTTGAAAGACTGTGTCCACGATCTTTCGGACGGTCTCAAACTTAAAGTAGAGCGCTGTCAGGATTGCTATGAACGCGACGATTCCCAAGATGACAAGTGTGACAGGGTTGGCAAATAGAAGCGCGTTAAACACTGCGACCACGCCGTTCACGATCATTTGTGCAGCTGCATAAACTTTCATAGCGGCATTAAGAGCCAAGATCGTCAGTGCTATCCCACCGATTGCGCCTGCGACAATAAGAAAGACTTTTGTGTGTTCTTGTGCCCACGCGCCGAACGCGATTAGGAATGGAAGAAGAGCTTCGACTGCTGGGATGAGTGCTGCACCGATTGATTCTTTAGTCTCTGCTAGTGCGATTCCTAGACGCTTCATTCCGCCTTCGGCAGTGGCGGCGGCTGCGGCTGATGCTCCACCGAACGACCCACCGAGCACATTCATAATGTCATCTAGTGACGCGCCATCTTTTACCATCGCTTTAATCTCTGGCGATAAGGCTTGTAGGCCTTTCATGTTTCCGCCGTAAGCCTTGGCAAGAGCATCGGAGACCGTTGCAAGATCTTTACCTGATCCCGCAGAGATGTCTTGTGCAAGTGCTAAAGCTTTGTTTGCTTCCTCAATGTCTTTTGTGCCTCGAGTTAGTGCGGCGAGAGCCGGACGAAGCTCGCTGTCCGCCACACCGGACGCCAAACTCATCTTCGTTATCATGTCTTCTTCGGCTTTGATCTGCGCATCAGTAGCCCCAGTGACATTAGATAGCGCAAGTGCAAGCTGTACCTGTTCGGCTTGGTCTTCCATCGCCGCCTTGGTAGCGCCTACAAGAGCGACTCCTAATCCTGCGACTGCGGCGGCGGCTGG